TTCATACACGACTTTTGTTTCGGCACTCTCTTCCAATGCTTTTGTTTTCGCTCTCAGAAGCTTATTCTCTTCTTCAAGTTTCTCCCGTTCAAGTCGTTCTCTCTCTGATCCCAACTTCAAAAAATGTGTTATAACCTGAGAAGAAGCTGTACCCTCAAGCATCTGCCTTTCTGCGCAATCCATCGCAAGAGATATCATCTGGTTTTCTTTTGCTTCCGGCGTAAGTGGAGGACGCCGTTCAGTTTTGCTCACCTTTGGCATCGTTTACGCCTCCTTATAGATAGTTATCATTAGCTATTCAATTGACATTGATGATTTTATGCTGCCTTTAGAGGAATTTACAAAACCAATTGATTATCGGAGGACCTAATATGAAACGGTACAAATCTTGAAAGGAGAAATACACACGGCTTAAACGTCTTTGTAGTTCTGTAAATCCCTCTGAAGGCAACATAAAAAATATAAATTGTTTCCAGAAAAATCCCACCGGAGATTTTTTGAAGACCGGCGCGATGCAGGGAGGGGGTGCTTTTTTAGCGACCCTCCCCCTATGCTTTGACATCGGATTACACCGGGGCAGCGCCTAAATCCAGCGCAACTTTCGAATTTCGCGGAACTTTTTTGTAAATATTCAAGAAATCAAATGATATTAACTCATCAATTGCTCGATTATGTTCATCATTGACTTCTTTTTCAGTCATATCATCTGAATAATTGGAAATACGATCCAGTTTTCCGCAAGTGTTGTAACCTTTTTCAGTATCGAACAAGTACCAAAGAGTGAACTGTTCGAATGGATCGTAAGGATTGTCAAATGTTGTTAATCTGAAATCATCCATTTAACTAATTCGCTCCTTTCAAATACTTTGAAACTGTTGATGTTGAAATTCCAAGTTTGTCAGCAATTTGCTGAATTGTATACGAAGCTGACATTGCTTTGATTCTGTTGATTTTAGCCTGACTTAAAACTTTTGTTTCTTTTGGCATTGCTCTTTGTCGTAATGAATCCGGATCACAATTATTAAGAATACGTTTTAATACAGACTCACTGACCGCACCTGCCTGTATAGCTTCCCATTCTCTATCTGTGATGACAATATTTCTGTCTCTTCTTGAAACAGAACCAACTTCTTCTCTTGCTTTAGTAAGAGCCTGCTGACTTGCTTTCTTGACATCCTTAGGTTTAAGTTTAACACCTGCTTCTTCAGCGGCTTTCTGTTTTCTCTGTACAGTAGCATTAGCCATACGCTGGGCAGCTCGTTCACGAGGCGTATTTGATTCAGCGATTGTCAATTTTCTTATAAGACTATCGTACTCCTCCTGATATTTCCTCTTAGCATCCTTACTGTAGGCTATCTTACCGGCTTTACTGGACTCAAGCCTTGCTTTGTTGGCCATAGCTTTCATGCTATTAGCGTAATCAGCATACACAAGTTCCATTGGATGTCTATACTTAGATACCAAGGTCATAGCGTCATCGGTTTCAGACATACGGTTACTCTTATCAGTACGCTTCTTAGTTACCTCCGTTACCTCGCCAGTCTTCTTATCCACTTTCTTGACGGTATAGGTAGCATCGTCAGCTTTCTTGTAGATAAGAGCTCCGTCAGGTCTGGATGGATCATACCATTCTTTACCCGGGAGGTTTGGTTTAGGAGTTCCCTGTCGCTTATCAACAGTAACTTCTCCTTTGGCTCTGGAAATAAGGGTGGATGCACCGCCGTATTTGATCTTTCCGGTCTCGTCGACCTTGATCTGATACTTCTGTTTTAACGCCTGAATGTTATTGTCTTTTTCACTCTGTTTGTAATCCAGATGATGTTTTTCAGCATCAATGACAACCATACTGTGTCTTACAGCACGAGCTAATTCATCATCAGTAGCTCCGATGATAGTCATATCGGTAATCAGATTAGAGATTTTACCCATCTCAGTGTCGGTTTTCTTCATGAGTTGGTATTCTCTGCCGTCTCGATACCAATGTTCTTTACCATCAGATCCTGTCTTCTTCTCACCTTGATAATTCATCTTAGGATCGAATCCCTCGAGTCCTTCAAGAGGCGGACGACTGGCAATCTTAACCTTTCCGGCACGATCATGAGTAGGGATACACATTACGGTGTCGCCATCGAAGTCAGCTCCAGATAATCGTTCAGCAACTTTACTGTTGATCCCAATCGCGTCGATGGAATCCTTACCAATCATCTTGATAGCATCTTTGTTTTTGTTGTTGACTGTACAGATAGGAATCTCAAATGTACCACCATGAGGATATCGAACAAGGGCAAGCTTACTTCCATCAGGATATCCTGGAGCATATACTTCTTTCTCACTCAGAGATGTGACAGGTAGAATAACATGGTATTTCTGACCCGGTAATGCGGCTGCTTTAAGATGTACGGCTGCTGAGTCACAACTACTTGCGAATTTATCAAGATAATATTTCTTCACAGTCGGATTGGTCAGAGCCATGATAGCTTCATATTCTGCCTGCTTGTCTGCTTTAGCGATGCCAAGCTGTTTTTCTGCCATAGCTTTTGACTGTTTGGATAAGAACTGAGATGGTAAAGCATCTTTCCATTCGGTCCAATCACCTTCATCAGATCGCTTATTAATAAGGCCGAGCTTCTTCTTACCATTTTTGTCGGTATACCAATACTGCCCGCCTTGATCGGCATCTTTAATAAGAGAGCCGAAGGGGTTGTCCGGATCTGGTTTCACATCTTTGAGAACCTCCAGTTTTGGAACACTTTTAGATTTATTGGTGTTGAATATAACATCGACTCCTGGCGGAAAATCTTTATCATCTTTGTAGACTGCCATGCCTTTGATATATTTCTTTCCGTCAACCATGATGCGGACCTGAGAATATTTGGATTCGCCAAGCGACAGATCCGGTACATTTCGCCTAAGTTCAACAGTTCCATCTCGATCAATGCCGCCATCTTCTTTATAACGAATCATAAGACGCTTGGAATCTAAGCTTTCAGGATATGTGAATTTCTTTTCATAGGTCTTCCCATCATCTCTGGAAATATAATCAGTGACTGTCTTGACATTATCAAAATCGTAGATTGCACTATGCGGTGTTCCTGGTTTACAAAGAACTCTCTGAGTCGTCATCTGACCTTTATTTGTGACCTGTGAGAATCTACCTCCATAAACCTCATAGCCTCCTTCAGCCTGTAATATAAACAATGCCTGATCCAGTTTTTCTTTTGTGATTTTCAGATCATTGTTTACACCGGCACCGACATCAACCATGCCCTTTTTATCAACCTGTTCTTTCAAGAATTTGGCCGTGTCTCTGGCCTGTTTCATTCTTGACTCGGAATTTGGATCAAGGAGTGATCGAACAGATGATTCATTAATTCCCATTTTTCGACCAATCTCGGAATTATTCATTCCTTCTTTGTCTCTGAGACGTTTGGCTGTGGCAACCATATCTGATCTACGCTCGTCTTTTGCAATCGCATACACTGTTCGGAAATCGGTAGAATTGTAACCAAGTGATTTAGCAATCGCATTATCACCAGTCCATTTCTTACCGTTTTCATCAGTATATGTAAAACCAGATTTTCGCATCTGCTCCACACGACCTAAGAAGTCACGTGAGCTCTGATATGGATCTTCACCTGAACCCCAAGGGTATCGTCCGGAACGACGAGGCATACCATAATGAGCCAGATATTCCTCATCTGTTATGGAGGCCGATCCTAAATATGATTCGATTTCTTCTGCTATCGGATTCATCGGTTACGCCTCCTCTGCATCACATTCTGCAAGTATCTTGTCGAGATGAACAATCTTATCCATAATCGGCAGAATATCTTCTGCAGTTGGGTTGAATACTACTACCTCGTCGTTCTGGTAAATACAGAGTTCAAACTCGATATCACCTGGTCTGATCTTATATTCAAGACAGAATAACGCCGCATACACCTCAAGCTGTTCCATATGCACTGGACCGACGCCAGTCTTTAAATCATGGATTCTGAGCTTATTATTCCGGAAACAAATCGCATCAGCAGTTCCGAAGAATCTGTCTGAATAATATAAAACAACCTCTGTGCTCATACGAAAACCGATAGCATCGTTTACATATGCGTACAGGGTTTTCTTCGAGCGAGGCTGCTTAATACCCATGTCAATAGTTTCTTTTGCCCATGCGTGTAAGCGTGTGCCAAGTTCTGCAGCTTTCTTGTTCTGTCGAACTGTGATTGCTTTCTCATCGCTATATCTCAACCATGCTGGCTGACTTGGGCTGAATGGTGCGTGAAGTCCACTAAGCTTTGAATGATTCACGAAGTTCATCTAAAACATCCTCCTTATTTTCTGGGTAGATAAATCGTGAAAATGACATGGCGTTCATTTTTGCAACATAGTAATCCTGGTTCGGACGATGCGATGCCGTAGCACTTTTCTTAACTTCCAGAGTCGCCCACTTGTCTTTGTATAAAACAAGAAGATCGGGGATACCCTGAATATCGCTCGAATCCAGTTTGGTTACGATGCAACCAGGAAATATAGCTCTAAGCTCTTTTTTTAAATCTGCCTGAAACTTATTTTCTTTCATGAACTCTTTCTCCTTTCATAGAGATGGACCCTCTGGGACTTGAACCCAGGACTACCGGCTTATGAGACCAGCGTTCTACCGACTGAACTAAAGGTCCATAAAAATAAAAAGATAATACATTGACCGATTTTGGCCGATATATTATCTTCTCCCTATAAAAGGGGATGTTATTTTCACGTGTGAGTTTTTCGACACAGTGGTTAAGTTATGCGTTTGAAATGATAACCTTTGTGTGACACTCGATTGTTTTGCTGTTTCAAAATATCTTTAATGGCCGTCGGACTGCCCCCGATGTCTTTAGCACATTTTTCTACGGACCCATACGTTTTTCCGGTTTCGATAATCTGTACTCCAATTCCTGGACGTCCTCGCTGATCCGTGCGGACTTCAGATTCTTCACCGGCTTTTGAAATATGGAACCCATGACAAGTACAATATCCTTTACTGCCATTCACAACTCTGCTGACGCAGGACGCATTGCCGCCAATCGCATCAGCACAAGCTTTGATAGAATTGAATTCTTCACCGGTTTCTAGTATCTTCACCGGAATACCATTTCGTTTGGTGTCAAATTCCCCCATAGAATCTCTCCTTTCTACACCAAAAAAAGAGCACTTGTAAACCAAGCGCCCTCATGGGTTATCTGTACATATGCTCGATATAGATTAGATCTTCAATCCGGCAGCCTAATGCTTTGGCAATCAGAAATAATCTGTCGAGAGTTGGAGAAGTCACGCCATTCACATAATTACTTATAGTTCCTGGAGATATGCCCGTTTCTTCAGACAGGTCATCATATGTGAAACCTTCCCGCTTCATCATAGAATATAATCTTATATGTGCGTCCATATGAAATTCTTTAAGACTCATATCATCCCAACTATTTGGGAGTCGTCTTCGTGTCTGACGGTAATTGTCATAAATATACTGCACCCCATTTTTCATGGTGATCAGAATATCATAACAGCTCATCTGTTTGATATCGGCAATCTCATCAAAGTCCGGATTGAAGTAGTCCAAGAAATCCTGCCACAGATAATCATCGTCAATCCACTGTTTTCTTAATTCGCTCATTTCCGTCACCTCAATCAATAAGTTGAATAAATGGAGTTAATTCTTCAATGTTGCATCTCAAGGCATAGCTTAAATTCATAAGTGCCTTCAACGTAGGCATACGCTGACCTTTTAAATATTTACAGATTGACTCCCTACTCAAATGACTCCTTCGTGCCAGCTCGCTTTGATTCATGTGTTCCGATCTCATAATATAATCCAAGTTTCCGGCAAACGATTCAATAAGCTCCTGTTCAGTCATAGAATCTCCTTTCTTTATTGTACGTACAATAAATGGTGGTACTGTAGTACAATGTATATTAGCTATACGAAAAATTCAATTTTTTAAATAAATAAGATAGCTAATTAGATCGGTACTACAGTACCATGATGAAATTAGCCATTTTAGGCCGTTTTTAGCCTATTTTGGGCTAAATTAGCCATTTTTGCTCGAATTATTGTTAAACAATAAATGGTTTTCATATTTTTTGTTAAACAATAAATCACGGTCTACCAAATGTCGTCGTCCTCATCTTCCTCATTTTCTGTTAAACAATAATTCAAATTATCATCTTCCTCATTTTTTGTTAAACAATAAATCATGCCATTTTCGGACAAATATTCAAGTGCTTTGGCAGCCATTCGAAGTCCTTCTGACTCAGAATACCCTTCTTTTTCACATACTTTTTTAAAACGAAAATCCTCTTCGATTGTCATCCGAGTTCCTTTGAAGCGAACACGACTATTGATTTCTTTCGGTCTCCCTTTCTTTTTACTCATCTAACTACCTCCAAACCTTCCCGGTCCGTTTATCCTTAACTACTATCCTCTCTTCAACATGAAAATCTGCAGCGTCACAAATGGCAAATATAGCGGCGAGTAATTTATTGAGTCGTTCCTCCGAATCGTTTTCTCTACGTTTGTACCTATTTGCTTTGTCCACCGATGATACAGCATCAGCGTTCATAATAGCCTGATATGCAGTAGGGTCCAGACAACCAGACCCATTCCGCTTTAAATCACTCTTCATTATTCTTTGAAATATCCTCCATATCTATCTGCGCTGGCTCCAACCGGATTCCACCATATTCCCATAGATCTTCTTTGAGTTTATCCATATCCAATTCACCGTCTTCCCAACGTCCGTAATATTCCAGAACTTTATCCACGAATCCCGGAAGTCGTTCACGATATGATTTAGGCCAATAGTGATCCATGAGAACTTCTAATGGCAGAGTGAGAACCAACGCCAGTACAGTATTAACAGTTTCTTCATAAACCTCTTTCTTAGTCTCGGCAATCTTAGCCCCGATCTTTTCCTGAATGATAGTGTCCAGCTGCGCCTGAGTCAAGTTATAGGTCACGGTATGAGCTTTCTCCTGCTCTCGCTTCATACGTCTCATTTCTGCTCTATTCATTTTCTGCTCTCCTGAGAATTTCTCCGCCCATACTACACCACTGAACCTTATCCGATAAAATATCTTCCGAATTCGCTTCTGTGAATAATTCTGAATTACATGTGGATACAAGTTCAGATAATTCACCCGCTTCGAAGCCCTCTTCCGGAATAATCATAACTTCATGAATGGACGACGGGAGAACATAAAAGTTACCACCGATGATATCTCCGATCTTCTTCCGAATACTCTTATGTAATATCATACTGGCTCCGTTCATCTGATTACCTTTAGTGAGTGTCAGCATCGGTAACTTATCACCTCGCATACGAACTTTTCTATTGAATAAATTAATTGAGAATAATGGCTTATCAAGGAAAAGTGCCTCGATAAGATCATCAGTGGTGGATAATACCGGTTCATAATTCAGATCACTTATCATGGCATCTCTATGTAACGTCCGGACATCAATACCCAAATCATCCATCAGTTCCGGAGTAAACATCAGATTACCCAGCTTTTTTTCTGATTCATACAAGGTAGCCATATAAACCAGAGCGAAATCGCCAATATGAGTTACAATTTTTCCTTCCAATAAATTACGACTGAAATCAGGATCATAAATACGAATCTGCAGTTTGTCTTTGAGATCTTCATAACTGTTAAAATTCAACATCATAGCTAATCCTCCTTATCGTTTTGTATGGATATATTTTTAGTTTACATAATAACAGCAGCTAAGATAATTAAAAGCAGACCCTTGATCTGATCTGCTTTATCGCTGGCTAATAAATATTCAAATACACCGAGCACAACGCTGCCGATAGCTAAAATATGTAGCATTAATGCGAATCCTTTCTTTATTAAAATAGTTTAAATAAAAAACAAAAGACCCAACGTATTTAACGCTGAGTCCAATGTCTTCGATAAAATTATTTGTTGTACACATCACAAATCATTTTAACACAACTGCCGTACAGAATGCCGTATGTTATGCTGTCAGTGGCCTTTCTAATTGCAACGGTTGTGGCGTCATCATCCTCTATTGACACACAACTTTTGCAAGAATTGTACCATGCTAACACACCAATCACACCTGTTATCACTACTCCTACTGTTTTCAGATTTGCCATAACCAAATTCCTCCTTAAAATAATTTTCTCATTATAGAAATTGTTTTCAACGCGAAAAATGATTACTTTTCTTTGCCTGATTTAAGAGTTATACAGATAAGACCTGAGGCCGTTGCTTCAATAAGCTGCACTTCTCTGTTTAATATCGCTGCATCGCTGAAATAGGCAAGCAGTCTATCAACACAGAATGACCCGATTGAATGATTAGGTGACTCGTAAAGATAAATTGTTTCGTTATTCCTCAAGATCGCAAGTATATCTATCAGCAGTATCTGTTTCATAATACTCTCCTTTTCTAATCTAACAATGCTGTGTCAATAATCTGAAAATTAGCTCTGTGAATATAAAGAGCCTTACCGTCAATCATCAATTTTGTCATTTTAGGCAAGTCTTTAGGAATCTTCCAATATACCTCATCTCCTGAATATGCTACGATAGGCTGTCCAAGCTGACTTTTAATAACCACAACACGTGACTTACCAAAATAATTCTTATATTTATTCACGATACCTGCTACATATGTATTATCGGAGAGCTTACCGGTTGACTGACTGTAAATATCAGTCTGCACAAAGTCTACGTCAGGCTGCAGACCATCCTGCTCAAATATACATGTATCACCACAACTCTGAATTTCTTTGCCATCAATATTGATCGTGATCACTGATGACATCTCGTATCCCGTAACAACTGATCCGTCGCTACTGTAAGAAGTCGTCTTAACCGGATTGCCCTGAATATTGATTTTATCTCCAGTGGTTGTCATAACTTTTGAGCCATAGTTATCGTAAGTACGGATCGTGTAGTCATTACCTACGAGATTTCCTTTGATCTCATTAATAGTGTCGTCCAGCACCGCACAGCCTGTAACTCCGCCAATAATGCAGAGACATAAAGTTACAAGTAAAATAAATCTGAGTTTTTTCTTCATTTTTTAATTTTTCCTTTCTACTTTAATTATGTTTTCTTTCGTGCCATACTCTGAGTTGAACTGGGCGAAGTGTATTCTGTCCGCCCATTTTTCGTTTGTTATTTTTAACACAACGAGCTCCAGAACCAGAATTCTTAAACCATCTAACGAATCGCCTGAAACTTCTGTATTCGCCATTCATTACTCTTCTTTGGTTACGTCTCATACACGATTCCTCCTTATCTACAAAGACTCAACATACCGCATATAGCAGCTGTACAGAATATAACAACTTTACAGATATCCCGATTGTTCGCATACCACCATGCTAAGAACAGATCGATGAATATAAATACTGCTAACCAAAATTTTAATGAAAATATCATTTCGAATTCTCCTCTAAAATCTGTTTCTTGACGTCTTCAGTAAGTTCTTTAGCCATGAGATCATGAACAATTTTTCCAACACTAAAATTCATAGGATCGTCTTCGGCAAGTCGGGACTGAATGTAGTCTTTGGCTGAGTCTATATTGGGACACTTTGATCTAATAATAGCTTCAGCAGTCTCCTCATCAATATCGTATGGTTCAAAATACTTTTTAAATTCAGACAGTTCCTTCTCCAAGTCATTAATTCGATCTTCGATTACCCCAACATAATCTCTTATTTTTTCACCATCTTTATCGGTTAAATATTCCATTGCCGTAGATCCAACCATCCATGATAAATCATACAGTTTATCAAGAGCTTCTTTTACGGATACTTTGTCATCACTCATTGTTCGAATCCTCCCCGGTAATCAGCTCAGAATACGGCAAGCTCTCAATCCACTTACAAAACTCTCGCCACTCATCCAGCTTATGATTCTTTCGCTGTCTGTAAATATTTGCCAGAACTTCATAATTCAGCATAACATTACGAGTCTGGTTATAGCTGCTTGGAAGAAGCTGAATCATCTGCCACCAAATATCCTTGTAATAATTCTCTAAAAAGCTCTGTCTGAAAAGATTCAAATACCCAATAGTTGTTTCAAGGCATGTTTCAGAAGCAATATCCATATGTTCGTGAGAGAAATCCTCCAGCGTAAATTCTTTCTCCGCAATCTTGTGCATCGTACTGCAAGAGTTTGTAACCGTGCCAACTTTATAAGTATCAAATTCTTTCCACCAATACAACGGCGCCGTAATTCTCACATACACCGGCATCATTCTTAAATACTTACGGTGTTCTGTACCAGCATTGGATAAGCGCTGCATAAGAGAGTGGTCGTTAAGACCTAAATGATATCTATCATCGATGGTCTTATCACAGGACGCATAATCTGAACAATAATCACATTCGATACCTGATCCAATAGAACAAATGCCGCTATCACTCTTCTCCCAAGAATTCATCGGATTTCTCATTCCCTGAATAATAAACTCCATTTGTTCTGGACTTGCCAGAACTACATTTTCTAAATTAATGCTCATTCACAATACCCTCCCAGCTCAATTTCTACGAGTTTATCTGCTTCAATCTCCAGAATGTCCACATCGACATCTGATAAATTCTCAACCCGAGTCCATTTATCATTTACGTTTTTCTCATACAGCTCTTGGACTACTAAATCTTTAGCCACCTCAGCAGCATCTTTTTCTGTATAAACGCCAAAGATTTTTTCGATATGACCATAATCGTTATAATAGGTATTCCCGTGAACAACATATAAGATCACTTCTTTTCCTCCTCCGCAATTTCGTTTTTAAGCTCTTTCGTTTTATCATCAAAGATTCCAACTATCACATCGCGACCCTCTCGATAACCTTTTCTATATCCACGCATGTACTCATCATGTAAAATCTTCGCGTTGACAGTAATTTCGCAAATATCAACTCCGCGATCTTCCATCATTTTTATAAGCGCAACAGCTTTAGACAACATCTCTTTACTCACGGTTATCTGGTAATTATCTACAATCCACGACGATATTGTCTGAAATATAAATTCATCCCTTGTTTCAATCACTTTCGTAGATACCTCATTGATGAAATTTTCGCACATCCTTTATTCTTCCTTTCTCTCAGTATTTTGCATTTCGATTTCGCCAGTTTCTTCATTATAATTCGGGCACTCTTCGTCATCTAATCGGAGGCAAGGCGCTGATTCGTTATCCAGTAAAACTTTAAGACCGCCAAACCTGCAATCTTTACATTTAATCATCTCAAATATCCCCTTCCGCTCTATGAAAACTCTTATCCTCTTCAAAACCTTCCGGATATCTGGCTTTAAGCTTATCGATGTTCATCCGCATGATATCGTCCAACGACCAACCTTTAGCCGTACAATACTCTGCGATAAACCAGAGAAGATCCCCAAACTCTTTCTTTACATGGTCAACTTCAAATGCATGTCCCTGATACATTTTCTGATAGATGGAGTGAATTTCACCGATTTCTCCAACCATTCCATAAAGAGCGTGATTCCTCTGCTCTCGGAACGTTAAACCCTTATTGATAGTTCTAGCTGCTAGCTTCTGATACTCATTTCCTGTCATAATTATTTATCCTTTCCATAAGGTTTTCTTCTAAACCGTTTCTCTGCTTCTCTATTTCTCAGTTCAGGTCTACTCATGAAATCTCTTTTGATTTCTTTACCATGCTCAACGCTTTTTTCGTCTCTTCCCGGATTAGGATCTCTCCATCTCATCTTATTAGTTACCTCTCTTCTACAAATTTCTTCTAATGTGGCAATCGCCAATCCAATTAAAATAAGGACAGCCGTTAAATCGACCGCCCCTAAAAATATAAACACCCATGTGAGCATATTACTCTCCTTCAACAACGCCGACCGCTTCATTGTCAGCATACAAAACATTTACTTCCGGTTCCCACATAACCATAGCCCGATCAACGAATATACCGCTTTCCGGAACTCCAAAGTCACCGTATTTATTTATAACGAAGGTTGTCGTGTATTTGATATCAACTACATCTTTATCCTTAATAAACTCATTTACAGCTTTCGCCAGTGCCACTGAATTTCCATCACTGCTGAAAATTTTTACTTTCATTTCGCTTTCTCCTTTTCTGCTTTTTTAAGTTTCTTTTCATCCGGCTTATAGTTAACCGGTTTCTCCGAGTGCTCATTCATCGGAATCCCCAAACATTCATTACAGGGATCTTTCTCTTCGTATAAATCCGCATATTCACATAACGGGCAATACTTTGAGAAATTTACTTCTTTATATATGTATTCCATTTGCGCCTCCTACTAAAATATAAACGCCAGAAATCAATCCACAGGCAATCGCTTCAAAACTTAAAAACATGAATATTTTATCCGCACGTGTCATTGGCAAATCCGGATCGGAGCTGAATAACCACACCAGTCCAAACACGACACAGGTAATTATGATAAATACACCAATTAGTCCATTCATTTCATTCTCCTTTCAAAATAACTTTCCCCGTTCTCAAACTCTCCTGCACAGCAATCACTCTCTGATTCGTACTACCGGCCCAGGGATAATTGACATCAGCAAGCTCCTCTACAAATTCTCCATCCACCAAAATATCAATCCACTTCATACCGGGCAGATCTCGAATTTCCTCCCATAAATATCCGGTATACAACCAAACAGTCTTACCTGGCATATATTTCTTGATGTATTTCGCCAAATGAAAAATGGTGTCTCTATTCTCTGGATGTAAAGGATCTCCTCCAGAAAAAGTGACACCGCTGATATAAGACTTATTTACTTTGCTATATAATTCCTGCTCAGCCTCCACGTCAAATATCAATCCGTCATGTGGATTCCAAGTCACAGGGTTTTGACACCCTTTACAATGATGATTACATCCGGCCACCCAGAGCACTGTCCGCAACCCATCGCCGTTCCGCATATCATCTGTGGTTATGTTATGATAGTTCACATGAAAACACCTCCTAAAAATATCCTTCTTGTTTTAAACTGGTGTAGTTGTCGTCACCAAGAATCGTCATGTCTTTAAACGAAACATCAATTAAGTCACCGATTTCAGAAATTGTTTTAGCTGCAGAAATATCTGTGACACTTGGGGTCGAGTCTCCGGAAGGATGATTGTGAACCAAGATAAATGCTGTCGCGTTGAGCATGAGAACTTTCTGCGCTATTCCACGTCTATCGATAACACTCGCGTTAACGCTGCCAACCCCAATCTCAATGAATGATTTAAAGTGCATTTTTGTATCAAACATGAGTAAAAACGCATGTTCTTCTGAATATGTGTCCAATCGTAGAGCTTTACATAATTCGTAAACATGCTCGGGATGTCTGAATTGTTTTTTCTTAATATCTATTCTTTTCGACCAAACTTTTTCAAATGTGATTAATCCGTCTTCGTCAAGTCTGGTTTCGTATCTTCTGGCCAGCATTTAAATCTCTCCTCATTCATAAAAAATAAAAGACCCGATGTTTCCACCGAGCCCTTTAACTCATTTGAAAAATTGTTTCATTACAAATTTCTGATATTTCTTAGTTACCTCATAAGCAGCGCAATCTGTAGAAAATCCATTCAGCATTCTATTTGAAAAATCTGTAAAAGACATATCGAAATTATTTTCATCACGTCTTGTGATCTTAATAACCAGACTGTCGTTTTCGTTGACTTTTACAAATATACCTCCCTGGATTCTTTCCTTAAGTTTCGCATGTAAGTTCGTGCTAAATAAATATTCATAATCTGTCATAACACCATTCCTCCTTTTCATTAAAGGAGTTGTGATTTTCGCGTTATTCCTCACTGTAATCCTCCACGGTAAAACCGAAGCACCATTTAATCATTCTCTTCTGAAACCAGTTGAAGTGATGATCTACGTCAATATTCAAGGTTCTGACTCCGCCAATTCTGATCCGTGATCCGTTTTTAATTTTAGGAATACTGAAGTGTGCTACTTTTAAATCGTCATACATTTCTCACATTCTCCTAACATTTGGGTTGAGCTCTATAGCAGAAGCTATTGTCTTGAATAATCAATCTGCCGCCAAATAAGCTGCAATATACACCAGATCCTGATTTGGTAGGTTCGCCATAACAATATTTACAATCAATACAATAACATTTAGCCAACGGTGGATTATCAAATCTGTGAGCTATTTTGTATTCATATCGCTTAGTGTCTCGGTATTCCATTATCAAATCGAGTATTTTCATAACGGCTATCACGAGAACAGCCAGAAAGAAGGCGATAACCACCAAAGCACCGATTATTGTCAATAAGTCTTTTAGCTCATTCGGCATTTCGTTCATCTTCGAGGTAGAACATAATACAATCGCTTATCATTTTTTGCGGCGTCATATGCTATACGAACGAATTCTTTTTGAAAGTCCGTTAAAGAAAACTCGCAAACTTTTTCAACAAACTCAACAATATCCATATCATTCACTCCCATCCAGCAAACTTCCTTTCATTGAACTTTTTCTTCTTATTTAAGGCTTTGGTAATTGCCATATCTATTCCAGATCGGCTTTTGATATGGTAATAATATAAATCCTTGTATGGGGTGTTCATTCGATTGATTCTACCACTAGACTGCTCCATGACTTTGTAGCTGTAATTCTGTGAAAAGAATATAATCGTATCAGTCTTGATACAATTCCACCCCTCGCAGCCTGCAGTATATTGAACCAAATATATCCAGCGATCAGAATCCGGCACCGGTTGATGAGCATGTCCGGACCATTCAGCTACTTCGTAACCTATATATTCATCATCGCTAAACAGATGCAATAATATTTCTCTTTCATAGTCAAAATTGTAAAATATAATAGCCCTTGGAGTTTTTTCTAATATCTCCATAAGAGCTACAACCCTTGACTCATCCGTATTTACAATCCTTCTGAGAACATAGCAAAGACCAGATGCCTGCTGAATAGGCTCGTTTTTAAATGGGTCCCAACGATTTCTTATAGCATCTTTGTATTTAGGAATATCATAAGTCGCATATACATCCATATGATGCTGTACCGTAGTTCGTTGAAAATCCATATCAACCAGTATTCTGTTTCTCAGTCTAACTAGTCTACCTACATTCAAATATCTGTCTATCTGAGGATATTTGGTAAATCTGGAATATACCACATGCTCTCTACAAAATTCCGTTTTATTTTTATAAAAGCCATTCGCCACAAATACCGGAATATAATCCGCCCAGCAATCGCCAGGAGTTGCCGATAATATAATCCAGTCGTTGTTTTTAGCGATTTTCTGAAACGATTTTACCCATTCACCAGATCCTGTAACTCTATCCTCATCAAATATAAAGAACGCATCTTTTATTTCTATATACTTCTTTATATTATTCCAAGAGTCAACTACTACTGTCTGTCCTGGATATAATTCATTTTTATCTGGGTTTGTAGATATTCTATAATTCGCCAGTTCACCATCCCATTCATGAGAATCTCGTTTCATTGCCGTTGTAATGATGTAAAGATTCTGAGGATTTTTCATCGGAATAAATTCTTGATTAAGGAAGCTGCCACCATTCTCTTTGAAATAATAATAGAGACCGGTCCTAGATTTACCAGAACCAGTCCCTCCGTTGAGAATACAGCCGTTTTTCATTTTATGCACAGCTGCCATTTGATAATTACGTAAGAAATCTGTCATTACTCGATTCACCATCTATCCGCGATGATATATCTAGGGGAAACCAGTATAAGCCACTCGTCAGATATTCTATATTTTTTTCGAACCATAGCGTACACTTTATCGGTATATCTAAGCATAAATCCCCAAATATTTTTACCGTCACGATCAGCACGTCGTTTACCAAGTAATGTTCCAAAAAATGAACATAATAACGTTGCAGGTCTATCCACTAATTTAACTTTAATTTTTCGTGTGTTCATATTCTTTACCTCTTTTCATTTTATCCACAGCGTCTTTCTGATAATCCCTGAGAAAATCTTTACTCATTTTTCGCCTTTGGTGTAATCAACTTTTTATAAAGTTCAAGAGCTTCTTCTCCATCGAAAGCATTTATAACATCTACGGCTTCGCGGGGTTTTTTACGCCCCACGATTAAAACTGTGCCGTCTTTACCCGCCGATGAATCAAAACCTATAATTAATGAATCACTGGTCTTTTCCATCGCTTTCTCCTTTCTTAGGAATCCACTTCTTAAACACATCATTGAAATATCCGGCATTATCAAAGAAGTATTTAGAAATCGCCATAGCCAGACCTTTCTCCGGATCAAATGTGTCATCCTTACCGCATTTTACAACGGTCTTGGTACCATCACTCCAAAATACAATTGTAGCCGGATCATTGAAGATAACATTTTTAATTCTGGACATAGCCTTCTGATATGGTGATACCGTAAGGCCCGTTCCGAAATAGCGATTCATAGTAGCTTTCAAAGCATCAGCATCGAAAGAAGGCGCTGCTGGCTTAATAATGGCTGAGAAATTCGAAGGTAAACTATATACAGCTCCGTCTGTTGTCGTGCGAAGGATACCACTAACACAACTTCTGCACGTTTCCTTATGGTCTTTATTTGCACATAAATCACAATAAGTATTCATAATCATTTCTCCTTTTCTTCCAATTTCATAGTGACGCCACATTTCATCGCGGCTATCGCGATCCTGGCGTCCGTACACTTTCCTGCGACTCTATATATTGTATAAGCCATGATTCCGGCTATAACAATTTTTGCTCCGTCACTCATAAATATCACTCCTCTAATCAGTGAATATAGTCCCAATCCTCAGCGAGAATATCATTGATACTTGGAACCCACATCGCATGGCTACCATTAGTCATTTTGATCTGCAGATATGGTTCACATTTAAACAAATCTCCTTCGTTAAGCCCCCAAGCTTTTGCAGTCTGCATATTACATGGGATTCCGTTTGGATACCCCTTCTGATACACGACAAACATTCCTTTACCATTCCATCCATGTCGGAAAATCTTTTCTCCATTTTTCACTTTCTCAAGTGCCTGACCGAAATTCATAATCCCATTCCTCCTACTGTAATTTACTCCTCTGGGCTTTCTTCCTCAGCATATCTTGCTGCAAATCTGTCGATCTCCTGAATGACCTCCATAGACTGCAGATATGCGGTACGACCAGTTTTACCATTGACTTCCCAGTCATACGGTCTTACATCCAGATTGACGGAGCGAATATCAATCTCATCCACGATGGATACCATATCCTCGCTCAGTTCTCTATGTGCATTACCGGATACTAAATATACCTGTGGTCCACGATCATTGAATTTCACTTTAACCGGAAGATATCTGAATGGCTCTTCACCTTCGTCTCTCGGTTCTTTGATTTTCACATTCCAGCCACGATCAATGAGTTCATCAGCAAGCTCCTGGTTTGGAATAACCACTGCGAAGTTGCGGTCCCCCTCACGATTGAATTTGCTTCCCTCTCCTCTGAGGTTTCTGTAAATGATTCTTGCGTCGTTAATCTGTAAAATGTCTCTTGGTGCAAATGTCAGTTCCATAATTCTTTTAATCTCCTTTAAATAAATATAATTTTGTATAAAACAAAGAGCCTCAGCTATTTCTAGCCAAGACTCTCAGTTTACTTATTGAATGAAGCCGATTTTCGCGTACTTCATTATTTCGTAGAAATCCTTGAGTGATAAGGTCGCCATACCATATTTACATTCACTGCAAGCACCGTTACACCCAACACTTTCCGTGTTATTGTTTTTCATATTCGGATGTTCACAATACATGTCCACTGTGTATTTAATCTCACCATCTTTGGATTTTAAATAATGCTTCATGAAATCACTCCTTTCATAATAGGAAAGGATTTCTCCGCGAATATCAATTCCACGGTAACTCTACTTCTTCACCAGCGTCCTCCGGAATATTCATGAAATCCGGCAATGGTTTTTCTTTAGGAATATACGGATCTTCCGATATAAACCATTCATAATCACCGTATTTAGAAATAGATTCAATGGCATCATTAACAAGTTTGTCATAATATGATCGGTCGATAATGCCATCATTACCAGTGATCAGTTCTGCCCCAGATACCTTTTTCTCTTTCCCAGTATCCGGATCGATAACTGTCACCATTCCTTCGGATTTCTTCAACAACATTTCAGCTTCGAGCCATCTGAATCCGGTTGTTCCGGTGGCTGCATAGAATTTACCGTTCTGCTCTCTGACGAGAACTCCGCCACCTTTGCCAGGTTTAACCGGACAGAATTCCCCAACTTTTCCAACAAATTTCAGATTATGACCCTTACTAATCTCTTCCTGTAAAGCCATTGCCTCTGGTTCAAAAGTCGTATCCAGAATTTTTCCTTTCTTATAGTCGGATTCCAGCTTCTCAAGTTTCTTCTCATATTCAGATACATCTGGTAACTTCTCATTCATATCCAAATATAAAGCTGACTTCACTGAGAAAGTTTCTCGCATGTCGTTGATCGTCACAGGTTCCCTACTGAAGCAAGTCTTGAATACATAAGGAACCGCAAACTGCTTACCGGTAGCCGTCCATGGGTTATTCTTATGCTTCTTATTATCTCCTGGAGCATATCCGTACATAGCCACACATTCATCTGGGTCTTTATACTTGGCAATATAAACCGCATTGTTTACGAGACACATTCTGTCGTAAGTAGCCTCATGCTCAAATGTGTAACCATATCGCTTACCAAAGTCCATAACAAATTTGATAATTTCTGGTGTAGCATCCGGAATCTTAATGGAATCCGTCTTAATATGAGCGACAGTGAACCCGCGTTTCTGTACCTCATGCTTGAGATCCACCATAAACAGTGCGCCACGTTTGGCAACGATATTGTCTTTGTTACGAATATCCCTGAATGGATTATCGAAGTTGGCTGATGTAAGACCGTATACAGAGTTAATTGCAGTCTTGAGTGCATTAGCAAGATCTTTGGATGTCAACTCGCCATTCTTAACCCTCTCGATATGTTTTGTAAGCTTACCACCAAGCATACCGTTGACGATATCCCAAGCCTCGTGTTTGATGGATACACGTCCCTCGACAATTTCTCTATATGCTGTTGTGTATCTGACTCCAAACAGACACTCAGCAATGGTGCTGTGCGGGTGCATTGAAGCGATATCCAGCAATGCCACATTTCCATACATGCCTGGTTCAGCGTATACATAACCGCCTTCACCAACTTCTTCCCCACGATATGTAGAAATGCCATTCTCATATTTGTAACCTGGAAAATATGGCAATAAGCTGCAAGCTTCTCCATGAGGTTCGGCCATCATTTCCCTACAGGATTTCTCAAGGAAGGCTTTCACTTCTGGATCTAACTCATGTACAGGCTCTGCCAAGTTACGATACTGAAACTCGTTCTGAGGATGCTTATTATTACCAAAGATAAATCTTTGAGTCAGAGTATTGGTGGTGTCATTTACAGTCAGCCCAGCCAGATCCGCCAAAATCTCCCTTGCAATAAAATCACTCTTCAGATAATCCCATGCCGCTTCAGTCGCCAAGACATCGTTATCGCAATACTCCGCTACTTTCTGCCATAACTCTTTAGGCACCGGCTTGTCCCACGGAAGACCGAGCTCCTGATGATGGATGCCCATCTCAATTTCAAGCTTTTTCAAACTCTTTTTATTGCCTGCAGAAGCGAAATCATAAATATCGGTATATGAAATGTTATATGCCTCACCGAATAATACTTTTCGACTGTCGCCTTTTTTCGTATTGATAATTTTCTGAGACAAATCATAAAGCTGTTCGTTCGTATACCCCATCATACAGGCATACAACATATGATTATCGTATCTCCGACAGTTAAATCCAACTAACCTAAATTTAATAAGTTCCTCGATATCCTGCGGCCGTGGATTTATCAACCTTACAATAGGTTTCCCCTCTCCCTGGACTTTCCAGTTAACCAGGAACAAGTTAGGAAATACCTCACAATCATAAAAAACCAGCGGCTTCTCATCGTTCGTGAGTGCTACCGCCGGTTCTTCAGATTTGAATTTCATTTTACTCACAAGCCTTAAACAATAATCAGCCTGATTGGTGCTCTGGGCTGCAAAAGAATATACCGCATTTCTCATATCTGAGACATCATAAGCTTTGTCACTGGCATAAGCATCATTGAGAAGCTTATTGATAAAATCAACACTGCTTCGAGTGTCGTGATGATATTCTTTTTCGAGATTTCTCTTTATGGTAGTTCTAAGACTCTGTTCGTTTTTAAATCCTTCAATATTTATCACTTTTTTTCCTCCCTCCTTCAAAGGAAGTCCTGAGCTAATATGTGCAATAGGTAAATCATTGCATTTTGTAAGCTTTCTTCTGAGTGAACTTTTTCCTGTGAATACTTTTATTTCAATGTCTTTGTCGTAAAGACGGTTGAGTAGTGTTGGATCTCCATCATAAATATAATGAAGATGAATCCCTGCGCCACTTTTACTTAACTCAGCATATGTAGCCGGCCATTTGCTTGCTGCCGCCTGGTTCTTCTCGAATGACTTGTTACCGGACTCATCCTTAATATCAAAATCAATGACTATATGATTCTCTGGAACCTTGACATAATGTAATTTATGAACATCGATGTCGTGTAACCTCGTGGTAACAGTGTCCCATGGTTTGGTTGGGGTTTCTTTTTCATTGGCGTATTGAGCCAAATAATCTCCTGCAAGGATGTCGAATTCCGAAGATATTCCCTCCATAAATTCAATAGTGCCTTTCTTCTTCGCTCCATCATCTTTCTTCTCACCCCTCATATCTTTCTCAAATTTATCAAGACGAAATCCTGAATATACATTCCGTGCCTGAGATTCGCTATCAAACTCCTCATCGAAATTCCAGAAATAATTCCGAAGTTCTTCCTTAAATATTCTCTGAGAATATGGATAAGGTACCTTAGTTTCATCACAATATACCTTATACATCTCCCATGCGGCTTTAAGAGTTGTTCCATCATTCTTTTTGAACACACTGAATGAATCAATCATGAAATTATAAAAATCATTTGTGGCTCCCATCATCAGTGTTGGGACATAAGAATCATAAGCATTTTTATCAGCCAAATATACCTGATGGCAGTGATAGGCAATTCCTGGAAGCTCAAAAGGAATTTTAGCCATACAATCCGAATATTCCCTCTGATTCAGTTTATTTCCGGACGGAGTAACATCGATCAATCTTCGGAGTAAACCAGATTTACTGTCCGTAATCTTTACCGGCTTATTGGTTCCCATAAATAAGAAAGCATTGAACTTATTCGCATAAGTAGATTTAAACTTCTCATTCACTGTCATAAGCTCATGTGACACAAGACTGTTTAATCTGGTGTTATCTTCAATTCGTGACAAGTCGCCGTCATGCTGGATTGCTACCAATGGATTTGTTTTAAATGCTTCCAATGCAAAAGAGTTATTAGCCGATCCTAATGCCTTGGCGTCAAAAACCGAATAATAACCCTCGAATAACTGCTGTATAATATTTAAAACAGTGGATTTACCAGTACCTGCTGATCCATACAGCACCATGAATTTCTGAATATGTTTTGAATCCCCTTCAATAACCGATCCAATTGCCCATTCGATTTTACGTCGCTCTTCTGGAGAATATAAAGTAGTCATCAGCTTTTCATACCCGGGAATATCACACTCTTTCAACGGATAGCTTAACATCTTACTGGCATAATCTTTTTTAGTGGTCTTAGCGTCACCAAATATAATCTTCTCATCAAGCGGGTGATAATTATCCCGCATCTGTTTCTGACAATATTTGTGCCATGCATCTATAGAACCTGAATTCGAATCCCACATATATTTGGTATGAAGTTCATCAACGGCGTGCTCTTCCTGCTCTTTTGTGTATTCATATAACGCAGCATCGACCATATTGATCACATCTTCTTCATCGGTGGACCAGAGACCGGTGTCTTCATTCCAAACAGCATAAAAATCGCCGCCTCGTATCATGAGATCCGACGATTTCTTCAGAACAAATTTAGGGAATATCTCGGTGACACCCTTCTTTATTTGGCGCGTCGAAATCTTCATGAAATCAATCATTACACTATGTTTCTCCTTTCAAGATTTAAGATATGCTGTCGAGATACCAGCATAATTGTGTCCAAATGTCCACTTTTGTAAGATCTACGCCAACGTTTCGAATCGTGAATAAGCCACCCTCACCATTGGCCTCATACTGCCTGTCCATGAATGAATTCACTATATTTTCGGCAGTCTTTTTATCAAAATGCTTATCATCCATGGCACCGAGCCCCATGTTCGTAATCATCCCCCAGAACCATTGACCCGTTCGGTCACCAAGCGCCGGATTATCCATGATGGTTTCTTCTGTTCGTATTGACAAAGCAACCATCATTTCCAAAACGCTGCACGGTCCTTCAAGACAATCTCGAACCCAGGCATTCCGATCTTCCATTCCAATATCTACAGCAAATCTCCATCTGAGATCCACTCCGTCCGCAGCCCGGTTCTCGTCACTCCGCATTACACATCTAAACGGAATCATGTGCAAACAAGACAATAACTTTCGGTAAGTTACCTTTCCGGTGAATCTTTTCCCACAGATGATTTCTGACATCCATTCAAAATACTTATTGATAATATAATTCTTATTCATTCATACTCCTATCTCGTAGGATATACGTCACGGAATCGTCGAGTATCCAGAAGGATTTCATACTCCTTATCCAGAGTCTCATTTCTGACAAACACCGAATCATCCTCATATTCTCCGAAATGGTTCAGAGCTTCTTTCCCAATGGTCTCTTCGATATCATCGTCATCCATAACACAGTCCGCTTCATCAGTAACAACTCCATCCGCCCAATATGTAAGGCTCTCAGATGGAAGTTCGCTTTCACCATACTCATCCGGTGAAATAACATATTTATCCATATAATCCTCCTCTTTTTCATCAGCATAATTATTTTCCGTAATAATATTTTTCATTGATCTGTAGTCTTTAAAACCAGTATTCGACGGTTTTGGCTGTAATGTAATATCAACATTTACACCCTCATTAACACATGCTTCAGCGACATCTTCAACAGTCAACTGTTTTTTGCGCCATACTTCTTTCACCGATGCGATTTCTTCATCGGCCAGTTTTTTATATTTATCCTTTACGAGTTTCCATGTTACTGCGGAGCCAATAGCGACTCCTGCAGCAAATATAAGAATTTTATTTATCATGGTCTTTCCCTTCCTTTGAAAATGGGTTTTCTACGCTCTTATGAATATAAATCTTTTCGTCGATTATCACTCCGGGTATTTTTCCCATCTCAAAAAGAGCTTTTAAAGTATTTCTGCCGCTATGCCATTTGACGGCAGCTTCGTCCAGGGTCATAAGACCAGGAAGCGTATCACCATCGAATATAGACACGTTTTCCAAATTATTTTCCAGAATGAATATGATAAGTTCTCTACCTGTCATGATTTCTCCTTTCACCAAACGCGATCGTAAATATCCCTATAGGTATTCCCCGACCCAATGCTATTGAGTCCTGTCGTTCACATCAGATCAAGGATGTTTCCATCAACATTGAAATCAAGCAGAATTGTTCTTTCATACCCGTTCACAAAGTTACGATTCGCTTCTTTGCTAGTGTCATAAATACCGAAATCGACATAATTATCACCAATCGGATTCTTTTTATCATAGATCCACCCTACAATCTGACCTGCTCTTGTGTGCTGAATTCCGAGCATATCGTATACTTCATTCAGAAACAGGTGACCACGATCCTCAAGTCTCTTGGTTGCGGCTGCTTCCTGCTGACGTAAGAAGATCAGATTGAGTTCCGGATCTTTAGTCCATCCGATACAACCATCATCAAAGAATTTTGCAAATTCACTGATGGCATTCGGATCTACTACATCGACAGTCTTTTTTACAGTCTTTTCATTACCTTTTTCGTCGGTAACAGTCTCCTCCACTTCCTTAGCTTTGATGTTATAACGGAGCTCTTTATCCAGTTCTTTTCCGAATCTTTCAACGACTCTTCCACGATAATCTTTGAAGCTTTTGTCAACTGCTGTATATGCTGCAGCCAGTGCGATGTTCCTCTTTCTGAGAATATTGTTGGATGTGAGAATAGCCGTGATAGATAATCCTCCGAGAATAACCGCCGGTGCATAAACTTTTGCAACTTTCAGGGCTGTCTGAGTGTATACAATAGCAAGATCCTTATTGCCGTCTTCCGGAGTATACTCCTCATCAACTTTATCCGGATTTTCGATCACGTCATGAATGGAATCAATCTTATCTCTGGAATCATCCAGGATATCACCAAGTTTGGTGGTAGCCTTGCAAGCCATTACAGCACTTGCTACCACACCGATTACCCCGGCCACCACAAGGATTTCCGGACTGTGTTTCTGCAGTTTAAATGCCATTCTGTGTGCTGATCTGGAAATAGTGTTCATAAATGCTAATTTTTTCATTATTCGTTCTCCTTTTTAAACTCTTCGATTTCTTTTACTGACATACCATCGATTCCGGCAGACTCATCGGAATCCGTATGCATAAAATATTCTTCTCCCTGCGGATACATATATCTGAACATACAATAGTTTGCAGCATCTGCCAGATACTCTAAGTTACCTGTTTCTTCAAATTTCTGAATACATTTTTTAAGTGATCCGATCGCATCGACATATCCTGATACGAAATTTCTTGAGGCTTTTCCATATTTGAAATATGACTGCACCACAAGATTCTTTCGGACTTCATCGAATCTATTACTATATTCAGTTTTTAAAATAATCTCTTTTGGATCTTCCATAAATCCTCCTTAAATTGGTTCTGCCTTTGGAAGCTTGATCATATAGCCATCCCGAACTCTTGAGATATCAGCTCTGGCCAAGCTTTTCCAACCGTATTTATTGTCTGTGTAGTTGCATGTCATGCCGCACAAATCGTACATATCAGCAACACTGACAACGCCATATCTGTCCATCAACTCATCCATGCTGGCCAACACTTCATCAGCCTCACCTCTAGTGTCAAATACAACGTCATCGAAATCATAGCTCACTCTTACGGATCTTCTTGAGCTACGACTAGAATTATCAGAATATGATCTATATGACACATAATTTGATGATCCTCGGCTACCGCCCCGTTTGTCGCCATACAGCATCATATCAACTCCGTCTTTCACAATATCCGAGACAGCTTTTTTGATTGCTGGTACCAGCACATCCAGAAAAATATAGGATTTAACGTTAGATACATCCTCTGAGATAAACACGTCCTTGAATTTGCTTACTTCACTTTTCTTTTTTCTTTTGACATTGCCAGTGACAACTTTGTCTACTTTCTTCTCAGCAGCCTCTTTAGCCTCCGCTTTTGCTTTATGGGAATTTGCTCTATAATCCTCCATGAGTTCTCCTCTCTTAATCAACCATCATAATTTTTCCGGGTAGCGTAATTCGTGATCCCGCAATACGGTTATTTCTTTTCTTAAATTGATATGTTAAATTACTTCTTGCTTTCTTTTCGGAAGGAGCCACTGTCTCTCCCTCCCAACTATCAGCAAGAAGAGTGTTAAATTCCATGACCGGACCTTTATAAGTAAATTTAGGCATGATACACTCCTTTCGAATAAAAGAAAAAGAGGAATACCTTGTTATAGGTACTCCCCTGCCGGAATATAAATCTTATTCTTCTGATGCTTCATCAGATTCAGTTTCGTCGACTTCTACATAATCGGAATCAGCTACCACATCTGAATCGTCCTCTCCGCTTCCAGCTCTTGATCCGATCATAAAGGCGGCTACCAAACCCAGTCCAATCACTGCGCCTTTCGCAATGTTCTTTCCGTGTTTTTGTAATCCTTCCTTCGCTTTCGTTCCAAAAGCTTTCAGTTTAGATTCCTTAACTTCTTCAGTGGCTACTTCTGTCTCCGTATTCTCCTCTGTAGTTACCTCAACTTCTTTAACCTCTTCTGCTTTAATTTCTTTCATCTTAATAATCTCCTTTCAGATTTTTATATTCTTTTCATTAAACAATATGTATTTTTCGCGAGTCTACATAAGCTTGGCGAAATCATATCTTGGAGCAACATGATACTCAAGAGTAATACACGGTCGACCATCATTTGCTACCATCGCTCCGTAGCTTATCTCGAGTAAACCATCATCAATGTTCCAGCCAAGTTCGTCCCCCATGTCCGTATTACTCAGACCTATTTCGTTGTAGAAATCATTTAATGCTGCATACATCTCATATACCATGGTTTCATTGATCTTATTGACCGCAGCACGAATTGTCTGAATATCTGACTCAAAATATCGTCCGGAAATACCGTCATAGCAAAGCTGTTTACCAGTTCCGGTAACAATTACTTCGCTTTTGGATACAGGTTTCTCATCCAGATGTTTCTGAGCGACCTTATCACGAATAACTTTTTCTTTCTCCTCTCCAATCTCCTCTACGACTTTCTCTCGGTATTCATTCAGAGCTGTTTCGGACAATTTATAGGCAGTAGCCAATGCAGCGTTTCTCTTTGCATTTACCGAATGAGAGCCGAGTAAACAGGCGATAGACGCAGCACCGCTGATAGCTGCCGGAATATAACATTTCCATGTGGTTTTGACTACTTCAACGGGCTTGAGTTCTGGCATATCATCGTACGAATCATCTTCTTTCAACGTATCGCCATATTTCTCATATCTCTTTTCAGTCAGAAGTTCCAATGCTTTCGGGGTAGCTTTAACAGCTAAGACGGTCGCAGTAATGCCGCTCGCAATGCCAATCCCGAGCAGAATCTCAGGACTTCGTTTTCCGAATCCTCGTTTCACAGTTTTAATGAATTTTGTTACAGATTTGTTCATGATATCTCCTTTCAAATGAACATAGTTTTGTTAAAACAAAAATAAGAAGCCCATTAGGACTCCTTATCTGTTTTCTCGGTAATATACTCTTCAAGTTTTTTGTCGATTTCTTCTTTCGACTGCTTATCTGTAGCCCAGCTAGCAACTAATCCGCCAATAGCCACAGCAATCCAACCAGCCATTTTTATTAAATCATATTTCTTCATTTCTAGTATACCTCCTTTCCGTTAAAGTCGTTGGAATTCTCGCGAGTCAGTAATATTCATCATAGTTCAGAATTGGTTCGAACGGCATTTCAATAATATAAAAGACGGAACCATCATCAAGTTTTGCCGGAATGTGGTTGAATTCGATCCAGAACATTCCTTCATCCATCGGAGCCCATCCGGCTTCAGCACCCCAATCAGTAGGCTCCAGGCCGAGGAATTCATACAGTTCGTTTATCACAGCTTCTCCTCTGAGAATATAATTTCGGTTCAGGTGGTATTCTGCCATAAGAACCTGTTCGAGACTGGCTGTGAAAAACCTCTTTGAATACTCATCGTACCAGAGAACGGGTTTAGATGTATTTTCGTCCAAAGATAGCTCGCAAGGGCCGCTTAAATAGGATACTTCGATATATACCGTTTTAGCTTTCTCTACTGCTAAAGCCTCGATAACTTTCTTATCGGCCTCGTCACCGTACAATTCCTTGAGTTTTCGCCGATAGTCTTTAAAGCTCTGATCCAATAAAGCATACGCGCTGGCCATAGACGACTGAACCCTTCGATTCAGCATTTGTGCTCCAAATACACACACAATAGTAGCCGAACCAAGTAACACTGCCGGAATATAAGGTACTGCAGCTACTTTAACTTTTTCAAGTGCAGTCAAATCTTCGCCTTTTTGAGCCTCCGCCTCCTGGATAAGTAACAATGCTTTTGGTGTGGCTCTCGCCGTTGCGAATGCCGTAGATACCGTCCCCATCGCAGCAAGTATTGCCAGGAGCTTTGGCGAGTTTCTTCTGAGTGTCATTTTTACGTTCATACGATTTCTCCTTTCGCGTGAATGAAAATAAATAGTAAAAAAACAGAACGGGATTCGAACCCGCAATCTCCGGAATATCCGGCGCTCTACCATTGAGCTACCTATTTCTCTCATTAAAGGGAATGATTTTTACGCGAAAAAAAAAAGAAAGAGGTCAATGAATGATCACACCTCTTTCCTGCAGAGTTATTTACCTCTGTTTAATAACAGGTAGATAAATATACCTCCAACAATTGCGATTAATACATCACTCATTTTCCTCTTCCTCCTTCGAGAATTTTGTTTTAATAGAATTTACGATATCATTGCCGTAATATACGATATATGGTATACATGCCGAAATTATCATAATCAACATCCATCCTTTCCAATGGATTTTAATCCAATCAAACTGCGGTTTTACAACCATTTCTTTGTAATCTTCTAATGATTTCTTCATGGTAAATTCCTCCTTTAAGATATAATTTTCTCATTATAGGAGTTGTAAGATACGCGAAAAGCAAGAGCCATTGCTGACTCCGCTTACTAATTACTTTCTTTTCTTAATAAAGTGCTTGATTATTAATACAATAATCACAACGCATACGATCACATCGCCGAATACTACAATTCCGGCAGCCCCCAACGCTACTACGCCGAGTACTGTCAGTATTGCTAATACCACCAATATGATGAATAAGATTGTAAATAATATCATAATGTAATACCTCCTTTGAAATTAGTAATCTTTCCATTAGAGAAACTGTTTTCAACGCGAAAAAAGAAAGAGCCCTTGTTAGGACTCCTTCTCTGATTTTCTGTTTTTGGTATCGAAATATAGTTCTTTTACAGCACCCGCAATCGTTCCTAACATCATTCCAGTACCGACTAAAATAGCCCCTTTTACGATGCCCTCTCTATACATTTGAGCTCCCCATCGCATAAGTGCTTCTTCATGGTCGGGTATTAAACTTTCAATTTCTTTGATTGCTTCTGGTGTCATTAATTTCATTTTCATGATCTTATACCTCCATAAAATTAGTTTTTTTTTCATAATAGCATCTGTGATTCGCGCGAAAAGAAAGAGCCCTGGTTAGGACTCCTTTCTTACTAATGAGTAAAAATAATTGACATGAGACGTTTAACACCGTCTATTCCATCTCCTGTTTTGAATATGGTTGCTAAATAATACTTAACGATTTTCGATTTTCTTCCCTCTATAAAAAGCCTAGTGTTCATGCCATCAATATGCGAACGACATATAAGACCGCATTCCAAAGCTTTTTACGACAGAAGTCAAAATGTTTCATCCGTTTTTCCGCATCCTTGTAATCAAAAATATCTGATGTTCTAATGTAGATTTTTCTCATATAAATCACTCCTTTCGTAATAGCAATTGTAATTCGCACGAAAAGAAAGAGCCCTGGTTAGGACTCCTTTCTCATTTCTTCAATCTTAGCGACAAATAATAACGCTTCTTGAATTGTTAAAGCATTAGGAATCTGAATCGCATGTCCGTCCCAATTTTTCACTCGTGATATCGTTTGTGCGAAAATTTTGCAATATGTTTCTTCGTCATCATCCCATTCAATAATAACCTCTTCGTCATCTTTTTTATTCTCGTAAACAATATAGTTACACATTAAATCACACACACGAACCTCATATCCCAATGCTTTAATTTTTCTATCAGTTTCTGTCATAAATATCACTCCTTTCATAATACGTCATGTTATACACGCGAAAAAGAAAGAGCCCTTGTTAGGACCCTCATTTGAAGCTTATTGCTTTTGCTTTTCTGAATCTTGTTCTGCCTGGATATCGCACTACCATATCTGTAATCAAATCATCCATGGCCAATAAATCGAGAACTATCAGAAACTCTATTACATGGTTTCTACCTCTTAATCCTATAATAGTACCATTAGATTGTCTAATAATATCCTCGATATCATCGATATTTTTGCATGATTCATCAACGGTCATTTCAAATACCCACGCATTTTTATTCAATTCTCGCATAAATAATCACTCCTTTCATAATACAGAATGTAATTTACGCTAAATATTTCTCCGATCAAAGCAAGTTTCCCATCGTTCTCGTTTCAAAGGCTTCATCTTCAAAGCCCACATAATCTGCCGGACGCTTGTCGTTGGGTATGATCCATCTTTGCACTCTCCGGCACGATCATCGAAGAACTTTTTGAAACCTTCATGTAAATATAAAACGTCAACCAGCCATGGATCGATTTCGGTCCAATAGGTTGACTTTATTTCCGGAATATAACGCTGCTGAATAACAGCCAGACCCTTTTCTCCAATTTTATATAAAGTACAGTGACTGTATACCGGATGATCACAAATATAAGTCTGTCCATACATGGAGGTGTAATGGTCTGGCTTGTCGTAATGGTATCTCATTTGTTTATTGAGGACCTTCCTCTCCAAACATATCCCGTATCATCATAAAGTTTCTTCGGAGAAATATAATAATTAATCCGACCAAATTTGCTATTCATTTGCTCAATGGAAGTAATTACTCTTCCGTTTCTGGTAGCTCTACCGATGGGTAGATACCCCGTTATAAGACCTGCCCTGACCCAACATGCGTCTTTACCGTATACTTCAGCAACTATTCTGACTGGTACTCCGCCTTTACCAAATTCGATATTTGCCATATGTATTCTCCTTTCGCGTAAAAAGAAAGAGTCTTAACTATTTTAGTCAAGACCCTTCTCTCGAAAATTTAACATTTTACAATATCAATCATAAATGGGTAACTTTTCGTTATTGCTCTCTTAATTCTGTTGAGCTGTTCGTCATTTGCCGTAATGCAGACTCTCATTGGAGCTCCTTCGCTGATTCGAAACGTCTGATCTATAACATCCGCTCCGGACCCTTCGAGGATTCCAATAATACGTCCCATCACATATGGCGATTTCTCAAGCCCATATTTTCGATCTTTCATAACAATAATTTCATAAGTCTTCATAGATGATTCCTCCTTTACGTTTTCTCACAATAGGGATTGTAAAAATGGCGAAACTAAAAAAAAGAAGAGCCAATTAAAGCTCTTCCTCTTCTGTCTTTTCGTCATACCGTAATTCAGGGACAACGGAATTGATTATTACTAATGCAAATGTTGATAATCCTGCCATATAGCCCCATACACTAAGCGGATCGCGTAAATATATAATTAATCCAATTATAACTAATGCGATAACCACCTCAATGGCTACTAATATTTTTGTAATCTCAACTTTGTTCATCATAATATATTTCCTCCTTTTAATTAAGTTATTCTTTTCGTTAGAGGAAATGTATTTTTCGCGACTAAAAAGAGCCCATACCATTTTGATATAAGCTCTTTTATAAAACTGTTATTTTCCAGATATACTGTTTACTATATCGGCCAAATAGAAGCAGAATAATGGAATTAACCATAATAAACATACGTATCCAAATAAAGAATAATCTTCATTACCTGTTATTCTTCCAATTAATAGCAACGCTAACGCAATGATAACCACGATAAGTGTTATTGAATTCATACGTTTACGACCCATCCGCTTTTTATCTTCTTTACTCTTTTTATCATATAATTCCAATTCAAGTTCTTTTAGACGAATCGCTTTTTCGACCTCGGCTTCTTTAATTCTAGCCTCATCCACCTTTCGATATGTATACGTGGAGTTACCGTCATCAATCAGGATTTTAGTTCCGCAATACTTACAAAAACACTGTCTATGCCCTTCCTCAATGTCAATGTCTGCGCCACATTCCGGACACTTTAGGGAGATTATCTTCATCATGTATCATCAGCTCCCCGATACGGTCAGTAGTCTCTGACTTACTCTGTTTTGAACATCCAGATAATATTTGAGTTCTTCTGTATTCAAATCAGAATCGCCCATATCGTCCATTTTCTGTGTAAAGTCGGCATATTGTTTCATGTATTCGGTATAATCATTCATCATGGAAACTACGTCGTCTGAGTTTTCATACTTTTCCATGAAATCGCAATAATTATTCATGAATGTTTCATAGCTATCCAGAAAATCTTTAACTTCTGGACGAATTCCTGCTGAATCAGCTGCCGCGGTATCGTTAGTCGGAGCTTCCGTCTCAGCTGGGGCTTCTGTTTCTGCCGGAGTTTCTGTTTCTTCAGGAATCGGGGTGTCAGTCGGCTGAGGTACAGGAGTGTCGGTAGGATCAGCCGGAGCCTCGGTTTCTGTCGGCGTTTCTTCTTTGACGGTATTGGTAGATGTTTCAGTTTCACCACACCCAGCTAAAACACTAGCTCCAAGCATAGTACATAATACTGCCACTGCCATTTTCTTTTTCATTGTGTAAAAAACCTCCATTCTCGCATGTCTGTATAGACATTATACTACTCCTACATAATTGTGTAAACAAAAATAAACAAAATAAAACAAAGACGCCAAGTTTCCTCAGCGTCCCTGCTCGTCCGTATTTTACTTCTTTGGAAGAAGTTTGTTAATGAAACCACGTCCCATTATAGTAGTGATTGTTCCGGTTTCCTCGAACTTAAATGATTTCAGAGTCCCCCAGATAATTACTGCAGTGGATACAACAGTTTCGCCAATGCTTATAGCATACTTGATTTTCCGATCTGTAGCTTCTGCTTTCATCTGCTGAACTTTAAGATCTGTATCGATTTCTCGTGCATCTCTTTTGAGTTCGTATTCAGTGTTAAGCTTGCTGATCTCAATCTGTCTGTCCATAAGCTTAGTGATTCCTTCGACTGCTACTTTGTAGTCATCTGAACCAAGCTCCGTTCCACCCAAAGCCTCAAGTTCTTCCTCCAATTCGCTTCTTAACAGTTTTTCGATAGTTTCCATTTTGAATTCCTCCTTTAAAAATAAGTTAACACGTTTCCGTAATAGGGACTGTTATTTGTGCGAATTATGCAGAATAACAATGTCTTTGTTCACAAGGTTTACGTCTTTAGGCAAAGAGACTTTTACTGAGTAGAAGCCTTCGTTAATAGAAATCTCATCATCCGAATATGGTGTAACTGTGAAATATCCATGCCCAGATGTTTTCTGGTAGAAACAGCAAGTGATGACGATTCCCACAAACACTCCTCCGAGAAAAAATAAACACGACATACAACATCCTCCTTTGAATTGTTTTTATGAAAATCCCTCCCGGGAATTTTTCACATTACAAATATAACTTTGTTTCCGGTAACCTGCGTACGGATTCTAACCTAGAATAGCGCTTTGTCTAATCTAGGTTAAAAATAAAAGAAAGAGCCCTTAATAGAACTCTTCCTCGTATTCCTCAGATTTTGCTTTGGCGTATAAGCCAATGGAAATACAGTCAACCACAAACATTGCGGTTCCAGCCAGTGGCATTGTGTGTAACAATATTATTGTAAATATCATCATCAATATCACCACTTCTACTTTCACCAGCATCTTTGTGATTTCTTTTCTCTCTTTAATTGACATAATAAAACCTCCTTCAAAATATGTTTTCTTCTCATAAAAGGAGCTGATTTCTACGCGAAAAATAAAAGACAGAGGCTATGCCCCTATCTTCTCTGCTTTCTCAGTTTCTCTTTTCAAATCCCTTACTTCTTTCTTGAGTTTTTCAACTTCATAATTTAACTCTTCCGCATAACCAATAAGTTCCTTCATCAGTTCTATAGCTTTCAAATCTCTGTCGGATATCAATCCGCCTTCGTTCTTAGCCGATCTGATAGCAGTTAACATAAAATAGTTCATACGTCCTTCAAATTTCATTCTGTCCATGTCTATCTCTCCTTTGAAAATAAGTTATTCTTTTTCATTAAAGCAGCTGTAAATTCCACGAATTATGGAGTATAATATCTAAACAAATATATGGGAGGTTTTATATGAATGGATATTTCACAGAAAATGAAGACGAGATCATTCAGCTTATTCTTCAGGGTGAAGCAGTTTGCGATTGCGGTGCATTGATGAATTTAGAAGACGATCAATTCGTATGTCCCAACTGCGGTAAAGTCTACGATATCGATGAATATGAGGACGACGGCCCGTATGTCAATCTTGTAGATGGTTGCATACTCGTCGATTCTGAACCGGACATTCCGTCAGGATGCGTTTCATGCGGTGCTCCATATCCGAAATGCAAGACATCCTGCGATAGATTTGACGATTGAAGCTAATCTAGGTTTGTGATATACTATTATTCCAACCAAATCATGAAAGGAGCTTCAGTATGACTAAAGTAGAAATCAACACATTTATTGAAACCATGGAAGAATTCGGTGATATCTGGACCGCAGACCAGGTAGAAGAAGTCTATGGAAATAGCACCCTTAAAGAAGCTATTGCCGATCGCAAATCATCCCACGAAAAAATGGCAGACCTGATTGGTAAGGTTATTAATCGTTAAAAGAAAAATAAGAGGATAGCTGTCCGCTAACAGCCGTCCCCTTACTTTCTTTAGCTGAAAAGATGTTACTCTTCTTTGAGTGCATTTATCAGCAGCATGTCAAAGAATGCTCTGTCCTTGGATATAAGAATGAGCTGTCGCTTCTCATCTTCGCCCAGATCCATCTCTTTAATTGTCTGGATGGTCTGTTCATCGAGTTTAAAGCTAATCTCCTTCAATTTGTCCTTGGACACCTCTTTGACTGCATCTAATAAAAGTTCGTAATTCATAGTAATTCTCCTTTCTTTTCTTTGTCATAAAATAAGCTGATTTTCACGCGAATTCAATCCCTCATCTTATTCAAAATCCAGAAGAATTTCCGATAGTTTTCATAATACACATCTTTGCAACATGGTATATCCATTTTGATTTTTAACACCTCATAGGATAGGCCCTCCGTCACTCCCTTCAGTATGTACTCGGCTAAATCGCTATTCGCTTTTTCAGAAGCGTCCTGTATCATATCCATACGCTTGGAATAGTAGGATTTCATGATAGCTACCCGTTCTGTCGGATTGGATACATGTTTCATTTTTCCGAATGTTACCAAATCAGCAGGTCTGCCAAGCAACCCGTTCATAGCTTCGTACGTTTTCTTCCATATTGGATACTGTAGACAAAAATGCTTGAGTTCGTAATACCGATGTCGTTCTATCCAATACGGATTCTTTTCTGACACTTCAGGTCTGATTATTGTTCCCATGTTTACTTCGTCCTTTCCAAATATAGCCTGTTTCTTCATAAAGTTTCTTCGGGGAAATATAATAATTAATGCGACCAAATTTACTATTCATCTGGTCTATAGAAGTTATTACTTTCCCATTCCTGGTAGCGGTACCTATGCTTAGATAACCGGTAATGATACCCGCACGAACCCAGCAGGCATCTTTACCATACACCCGTGCCGCTACTGCTACTGGTACTGATCCAGGTCCGAATACTACTTCATCCAATGTTTTCCCTCCTTTCACGATTATTGTAGGCTAACGGCATCTATTTGTTAAAACAAAGTCAGTGGAAAAATAAAAGAGCATGTATGTCTTC